CATAATATCCTTGTGCATTAACTGAATTATTTTGTATAGTTGGTTTAAAATATTGGGGTGGAGTGTCTTTATATACAGTTGCCATTAGAAATCTCCCTCAACCATAAGATGATGAGTCATCTCAATTTTTTGTAGAGTATGAGACATTTATAGATGTTTTTTATTTATTTAGTTCTAAACTTTGCATATTCGAGAGAACGAAGATAGTCAATTTCATTTTGTTTAACTTCTAATAATTTGCTATTTACTTCAAACCAAGTATAATTTCTGACTGTTCCCCAGTGAAAATTAAGTCCAGTAAATCCCCACTTTTCTATTGAAAGTGTTGCGATCAAAGGGAACTCATCATATCTTAATCCTTTTGTTTTTGCTGAGTATATAAAGGTATAATATTTTCCAACATCAGGAACGAAGTCTCCCTCACGAAAGACTTCCATAATTGTCATCATAATATCATCGGGTTTAGTATACTTGTATTTTTTTAATCTTGCTTTTAGATCATTAACTCTTTTTGAACCTGAATTAACATATTGCCCGAACCCTTTGGTTTCCATTATTTTATACCTAATTCAGATTCTGTGATTATGCGAAACTTAATTAAATGATCATCACACCATTCCTGAATTGATTTCCATTTTGATTGATTAACTGTATAAGTATTTACTTCATTAATATAGGTTTTATTTTTCTTTTTTCCTTGAACTGGAGGAACTGTTTGTTTTTTTGGTTTTATTTCTATCACATATTTTTGCGTTTTTCCATTATTTTCAAGAACTTCAATAATAAAATCTGGAAAGTATCTACATACTTTTTGTTTTACTGGATTATAATATGGAATACAAAATTCTTCTGATCCATACCTTAATACATTAGGTGAGCGATCACACCACTGCATAAATTTTAGTTCCCAACTACTTCTATACACTATATTTTGGGAGTTTCCAATATATTTTTCTGGATTTTTTGGATGAAAATATCCCTGATGATACTTGGAGTCACGAGGCATTTTTCCAACCTTTATGAGATTTTCTTTTTCCAGATAAGACCTGACCTAGATGTGTTGGATTTAAATTTAATTTTTTGCATATGTGGGATATGCATTTAAATTCTACCACTTTTCCATCTTTTGATATTATTTTTCCTCCTTTCTGAAACTGTGGATATTCGCAGCCTATATTATGTGCAGGATTTCCTTTTCTTTTTTTTGAAGAAGACTCAATTGCTTTTTTCATATTTCTTCCTTTTGCAATTTCACTCATTTGTTTTTTAGTTTCATCTGAGTGTTTTTTGCCTAACATTCCGGAAAAATGGTTTCCGGAAATATATTCATACGTTTCGGATAAAATGGTTGCTCCATTAACATTGAATGTTTCACACAATTTAGTTGTATCCCAAATATACGAATGTGTTTTTATCTTTTTCATATACATAATATATAAGTAAAAATATTTATAGGCAAATGCCTTCAGGTCAAACACCAAAATTTAATCCAACTTCGGAACTTAAGTCAAAGATATTAAGACCTGCATTAACTTCCCATTATGCAGTTTATTTTAATACTTCAGAAATTAAAAATAAAGCTTCAAAATTTTTTGGTGATCGACAGTCTGATATTGATCCAGAACTTTTAACTCTTTCTTGCTCCGAAGCGTCTCTTCCAGGATCTTCTTTAGCAACTCATGAAATTAATAATGATTTCACTGGTGTCACTGAGAGACATGTTTACAGAAGACAGTATGATGATAGAATAGATTTTACTTTTTATGTTGATCATGATTATAAGATCATCAAATTTTTTGAAACTTGGATGTCTTGGTCTGTAGGTGAAGATCAATATAAAGATCAAGCAAAAAGAAATTATTACTACAGAGTAAAATTTCCAGATGATTATAGAGTTGATATGTATGTGCAAAAATTTGAAAAAGATTTTGATAAATTTGTGGAGTATACTTTTATTGGCGCATATCCAATCTCAATTAATTCAATGCCAGTATCTTATGACTCTTCACAATTGTTGAAATGTACAGTATCTTTCAGTTACATCAGATACTTTATGAATAATATAAACACTATTAATACTAGTAATGGTAACGAAAGCCCATTACAAAATAATTTTGGTTTACAGCAACTCCCTGGAAATGTTGGTGGATTTGTTGGAGCTGGATTTGAGGGATTTGCGCCACCAAATATTGCTTAATAAATAATCACACTGAAACATCTATAGGTCATTATGCCTTTACCAAAGATCTCTACACCAACATATGAGTTGGAACTTCCTTCTACTGGAAAAGAAATTCAATATAGACCTTTTTTAGTTAAGGAAGAAAAACTTCTTGTTCTTGCATTAGAAAGCGAGAATACCAAAGAAATTACAACAGCAATTAAAAATGTAATTAAAAGTTGTATTTTAACAAAAAATATTAAAGTTGAATCGTTACCTACCTTTGATATTGAATATCTCTTTTTAAATATTCGAGGTAAATCTGTAGGAGAAGAAGTTGAAGTTAATATTATTTGTCCAGATGATGGGGAAACTTATGTTTCCGTAAAAATTAATATTGATGAAATCAAAATTCAAAAGAATGAAGATCATACTAATAAAATTCAAGTAGATGATAATATTATTATGGAAATGAAATATCCTTCATTGGATCAATTCATTAAAAATAATTTTGATTTTTCTGGTGATGCAAACATGGATCAATCTTTTGATCTTGTTGCAAGTTGTATTGATAAAATTTATACTGAAGATGAAATTTGGGTTTCTGGTGATGTCACTAAGAAAGAACTTATTGACTTTTTAGAACAAATGAATTCGTCTCAGTTCAAGCAGATTGAAAAGTTCTTTGAAACAATGCCTAAACTTTCGCATTCAGTGAAGGTTAAGAATCCAAAAACTGAAGTTGAGAGTGAAGTTGTTCTGGAGGGTTTATCCAGTTTTTTCGCATAAGTATGGTCCATATGGACCTTGAAAATTTTTATAAGTTGAACTTTGCTTTGATGCAGTATCATAAATATTCATTATGGGAAATTGAAAACATGATGCCTTGGGAAAGGGATGTTTATGTTGCAATGTTGAAAAATTATCTAGAAGAAGAAAAAACAAAGCAGCAACAAAATGGGACCTGAAGATCTAGACGACCTACTTGCAAGTATAAGAGCGGAAGCTAAGAAAGAATCCGCTCTTGCTTTGTATGAAGGTATTAAAGAAACGGATCTTGTTGATGAAAATATAGATGAAAGAATTTTAAAACTTCTTGGGATAGAGGATGTTTTTGATATTGACTATGGTACATACACTTCTCTTCTGAAAGAAAAATTAGTTGCCTCAAGAAGTTTTGATAAGAAACTTTCTACTGAAGAAGATGAATTACTTGTCAGTGAATTTAAAAGAGTAAAGGGTAAAACAGGTAGATTTAAATTAAATAAGAAAAAAATAACAGCAGAAACTATAGGTACAACTGGACCAATACAAATTTCTAAAGACAAGTTTTTTCTTGCAAGTAAAGCGATTGTTCCAGTAACTCCTGCAGAAACACAAGATTCTTCTAAAGATATACAAGATATTGAAAAAGCACTGGATGATATTTTAAAAAGTCTGACACTTCAAAACAAGGAAAAGAAAAAGAGAACAGAAGAGGAGAAAAGGAAATCTGAAGATCGTAGAAGAAGACAACGCGAAGGGGATCTAGAAAAACCTCTAACTCAATTAAAGTCACTTGCAAAGAAAATTATTGCTCCAGCTCAAGGAATACTTGATCGCATCTTTAGATTTATTAAGTTTACTTTGCTTGGTTATGCATTTAATCAACTTGTAAAATGGTTTAGTGATCCTAAGAATGCAGATAAAGTAAAATCTCTTGGTAGATTTTTAAAGGATTGGTGGCCTGCATTACTGACTGCATATGGATTATTTGCTACACCATTTGGTAAGTTTATAAGAACTAGTCTTAAAATGCTCAGAGGATTTATTCCTCAAATGGCAAGATTTATTGCTGCTAATCCTTGGTTAAGTTTGTATACAGCAGCAGCAATTGGTGGAGCTGTAAAAATAAAAGAATCTGAGAGAATGAAACCTCTCACTCAGAAGTCTCAAAAAGAAATAGATAAAACATTACAAAGTAAAGAAACTCCTTGGTATCAAAAACTTGGAGCATCATTTGCAAATCAAAGTTTAAATGCTCCAGGCGGACCTAAAAATCCAATAGGGTTGCCAACTCCGTCTGCTATGTACAATGGGGGAGGATTAATTGGTAAAAGGTCCTTCTTTGGTGGTGGTTTGGTTGACAGAGAAATCGATGTAAATGATATTGCATTTGAAGGTGGTGGTGGAATTAATGATAATACTGGGATGAGAATAACGGGAGCAGGTCCTGATACACAATTAATCGCTGCACAACCTGGTGAAATTATAATGTCTAAAAAGGCAGTTGATAAGCATGGAGCAAATTTCTTTTTAGATTTAAATAAAAAAGCTGGTGGAACTAATATTCCAAAGATAGCAAACAATATTCAGCTTGCTGCAGGCGGCGGATTAATCAAAAGAACTATAAAGACATTCCAAGGTGGTGGAATGGTTGGTGGTGCATTAAATCAACTTGGTAGATTTCTTCCTGGAACAGGTAGTGTCATAGCACCAAGATATACTGAAATGGGTTTCCAGAATAAGTTTCTTGGTATTCCACTGAACAGAAGAGTCCTTAATCAACAAGCAGGAGAGAGACTTTCTCCGAAAGCAGTTAATAGGTATAATCAAGCACCAACTGCGCCAAGCACCATAAGACCTTGGAGTGCTTTTGATTCAACTCAAGTTAGTGTTCCTAAATCAAGGGGAACCTCTGGTGGATCTTTTGTCGGAGATGCTTTTAAAAACTTTGGAGCAAATGTAAAAACTATAAAAGGTGCTGCAAAACGTCAAGAAGTAATGATGAGAGAAATGGGAGTTGAACCAAGTGGATATGTAAATCTTCGTGGACAACCAATCAATATGGGCCCTCAAAGTCGCTCAGTTGTTCCAGGTCCTCGTGTGATCGTATCAAAAACAACATATACTGTTCTTCCTCCAATCAAAGCGCCAAATAAAGAACCTTCAATTGCAAGAGGTTCTAAAATTCCCGAGTTTATTATTTCTGGTAATAATGATTCCAGATCAAAAATTGCATTGTCATTGGGTATTTCTGATCTAGTAGGAGCATCATAATGGCAGTTATAGATTCCAAAAAACTTTTACCCCCAAGTAAAGAAAGCAGTGCAATAGAGAAACCAAAGTTTCTTGTACCTGTTAAAAGTATCTCAGTAAAAAAGATAACAGGTTCTGATTTAAAACCGGTAGATAAAAAGGGAACTGATGAACCTGGAAGTCTAGTTCTAGTTAAGAAAAAAATTATAAGTTTAAGTAAGATTAT